TTTTGCCGCACCACGAGCAACTATAAGATACTGTTTATTAGTTAACCGTTTCTTTTTAGTCACTATTTCATAACGTCTATTTTTAGGATTCCAGATCTTCTCATCAACGAAATAGAACCACGCTAATAAATCCTCCGCCCAAAGTTTAAACGATGGCAGTAGGGTTAAGTCTCCACCATCAGCTAAAGTAAGCTCATGTTCACAGAAATTAATGAATCCTTGAATCGCTTCATCATCGTAGTAGTAATCGGGCGATTCTATCAAGAAGTCTATGCGGTTCATTTGCATAGATATCTCCTCGTTCACAGGGATTTCACCATTTAATACCTGTTCTCTGAACTTACCGTATTCTATAGGCACCGCTGTGTTAGATAGAACCATTTATACACCTCCTAAGACTACATATCCATCACAACGTTCTTCATTTTACTTCCATCAACATAACGTATAGGACTACGTTTCATAGCTTGGATAATGTTTTTACCCCGCCTAATGTTATCTGGATCAGCAGCGAAATCTCGTGCTTTATTAGCTATCTTCATACCTGTATGAATAGCTAATGGTGCAGTATGGACTGCTAAGTGTAAAGCTATAGCACGTTGTGCACGTACTCTTGGCGCTCTAGTTGCCGCAACAGCTCTATGATGATTACCTTTAGTTCTTTTAAGATTTCGATTATACGCTTTTTTATAAGAAGACTTATTTTTGTTCTTCTCATGATATCTATCAAGAACAGCTTTAGCACGAGCTTTGCGTTTCTTCATATGATTTTTGACGACTGTAGCAACTTTCTTCCTAACGCCCCATTTCATACCTTTAACTCCGGCGTGTTGGAGAATTTCATCTAGCTCGTTCATTTTATCACCTCCCTACTCATAGATTAGATAAGGATCACTTCCTTTCAGTCTCTATTTTTCTTAGCTTGTTTGTCTAAGAAAGACTTAATAGCAAGGTCTTTAACTTGATTAGGGTGTGCTTTTGTAGACTCAAGAATACTCTTAGGATCAATTGATTGTCCTAGAGCACGTTTAAGAGCTATATGTGAAACTGTAGTAGCAACTTTAATTCCAAGTTCTCGTTGAGATCTCGAAGCCTCATTAACTACACGATTCAAATTATCCCGAGCTTTAAGTCTAGTTACTTTTCGGGCTAGCTCTTCGTTAGACATTTTGTCTCTACGTAAATAGTCCTGTTTATCCTTCTTAGAACCTACATTACTTTTAGAGAGACGCTTAAGTGTGTTCTCCATCTGGATACGGTTGGCAACTCTGTTAATATCATGCGTTGACATGTTATGAGCATTGTTTGCCACTTTTTTCCATTGGCGCTCACGCTTCATAGAGTTCAAATGTTGTTTAACAAGACCTGGTTCTTTAGGTTTGTTAGATTGACCTGAACCCCCACTCTTTCTACGACCCCACTTCATACCTTTGATACCGTGATGTTGGAGAAGGTCGTCAAGTTCTTTCATAGTTATCACCTCCTTAATCGAAGATATCGCCAGAATCCTCTTCTACCGGTTCAACATAAGGTTCTTCATAAGCAATCTTCAATCGCCATAACAATTGGTCAATGTTGCTTGCATGATATTGAACGCTAGAAGGCGGGGGAGGATCGAATAACAGTTTAGTACTTAACTCAACGTATAGCGGTATCAAACCTACATATTGATTGCCCGCTGTTTGAGTAGGGTCGAGCATGTCATTCCAAATCGCTTCATCATCAGTAACCAGTAAAAACTTTCCGATTCCATTTTGATTGAGTTTACCTATTGCGCTGTTGATGTGCATAAGAAGGTCAGCATCGAAGTCAGTAGTATCACTCGATAAACCAACGGCTTGTCTAATGTCTTTCAATATACTTTTATTAACATCCAAGTTCACTCCTCCTCTTTAACGAGAATGTTTTCGAACTTCTTGTAAGCATCGAAATAGATTTCGTCCTTGTCACCATTGTAAGTAACTTCATAGTACATGCCATCTGGTAGCGGAGTGCTTAATAGAGCTTTCGCATTTTGTAAAGTTTTAGCGTACCAAACTACATAAACATCATCGGGTGTGATAGATACAGAATCTGTCTTATCCAAATGACGATTAGTATATTGCGTTACTAACTCCTTACACTTATCTTGAAATTTATTAAAGTCCAAAATTATACCTCCTAGTCTTCTGTACCGTTATTATGGTTGAGAGGTGAATAGATCTCGGCTAAATTTTCTTTAACCATTTCACCATTGACATTAAGTCCATCCTGATACACAACAGCCAAGAATCGGTCGTATGTATCTTTTGTTTTAATATCTAACTGTACTGTCTTTCCTTCAATACGATCTTTAAGCCACTGTTTAGAGATAAGTCCTTTAGGTTTCTCAACACCTTTAGTTTCAGGAGCATCAATGAAATCCATACGAACTTTAAACGTAGCCGTTACTTCAAGTGTATCTCCATCTACTACTCTATTTACTTTTGCATCAAGCATGTTGTCTCTCCCTCTGTTAGCGAACGTTTTCTAATCTATGTTGATCTTGTAATCGTATTCGCTTACCTTTATCTAGTTGCAACATCCATTCCAAAACAGTTTCGGCAGTAATTGGTCTACCGATATGTTGAGCTAGTGTGATTCTTAATTCATTTAACTTTCTAGGGTTGTCAGTTTTAAACAACTCGTTAAATTCACTTTCAGCATAGGTTGCTCGACTGATTAACATCTCATGTTCGTTCTTAACCGCGTTCAAAACATTGGTGTAAATATCATGGCGTAATTCATCCGGTAATTGAAATTGTAACTTGGTTTGTAAGTGGTAAATGATTTCTTCACAACTACGTTTATAAAGATAATGATCCATGTATCATCACTCCAATCACCAAAGTTTAGTATCTCCAGGAGTTCTTTCAACCCATTTCTCTTTTTCTTTTTTATTATAGTGAATAAGATTATGAGTGTTCCCAGAAACAGTTATCAAGTTCTCAGGGTCGAGTAACTTCTTCGTTTGATATATGATGTCCGACTCATCAATTGGGTTGATATGATGCACTAACATGGGACCGTTAACGTAGACCCCAAAGACGCCTAGGTCAAAACCCAGGTCTCGATCGATTACGAGTTTTCTAATGTGTTGCCAAGTCTTAGACTTGTAGAAATCCCTAGACATATGACGAGGTGACGTAACATTATTGTCTAGTAGTTTTAAATACTCAAGGCGCTCAGCGTGCGTAGGTAACTTTATAAGCTCGCTGTAACTACGCATTACTTTGAACCTGAGTTGTAGTTTTTCATAGCATCGATCGCCGCTTTGGCTAGTTCTTCAGACTCTCTATCTTTACTGATGTTCTGAGCTTTAGCTTCAATCAACTTAGCTTGCTTCTCTAAAATCTCTCGTTCGATTGTTTCACGAGTAGATGCGATCTTTAGATAATGAGTGATGACCGCTGCTGAAGCTGTTCCTTCAAGAAGTTGTTTCTCTGCTAAATTAACAGCTAAGCTTACCAACTGTTGTTCCCGAGCTTCAGGTGTTGATGCGGGTTTAACTCCTCTCTTCCTCTTTTCAGCCATTAGTTTCATACCTCCTTACTTTATATGAGTACCTTCTACACCACGTTGCTCTCTACCCATAGTTCGCTTTCTAAGCCATAGTAAAGCTTCCTCTAACTTGGTGATAGCCATTGAGTTTTCACGGCATCGAAAGTCTGATTGGTTGAAATGTTCTAAACGATTAATAACCATAGCGATTAGATCTTCATTCATCACGCCGTTAACGCCGACTTCGTTGATAGGACCTTCTTGGAAATAAACGTTAGCTAGTACATCTTGGTTTCCGTCTCTATCGTAACCATTAGTGGCACGAACTTCGAAGTGGTGTGGTGCGTTGTTAGTGAATTCGTCTTCAACCCAAACTTCAGTGTACTTATTAGTTAACAAATCGTGTTTTAATCTTTTCATATCGTTTCCCCCCTTATTTAACTTCGATATCACAGTTTTCATTTGTAGCGACTTCCCAATCGTCTGCTGTAAAAGCGGCTAGGGTGAACGCTAAGTTATCTGTATTAGACATGTATTTCATTGTTCCGTCTTTCAGATGCATCTCAACATCATTCTCAAAAGGTGAGTACTTCCAGTAACCTCTCCAACATTTACGCTTTATAGGTGTTCCTGAAATGAACAAGTGGAACAGATCTTTGAATGGTACTCCACGTTGATTTTTACTAATAGGCTTTCCCCAGTTTGAATAGTTAATTTTATCCATCATAGTTCCTCCTTAGTTTTCCTACTCACTACTAGACTCCCATACTACTTTCGGAGATGTTTAACACACTTATTGTCCGAAAGGGGGATGATCCGACAACATTTTTATACCATTTGAGGAGGATGATATAACCGATTGCAGCATGAGAGCCTAGTGGTGAGTAGGAAAGTTCCTGAAAAAATGCACGCCGGGGCTTTTTTCGGGAGGGCGGCGTTGTAGAGGGTGGGGCTATGGTGAGGACCCCTCCCCCTATGGTCTCAATGACCAAAGAGTTATACTAACTTATAAATCTCTTGCTTATCCTGTTCAAGAATCTCCTGTATGGCGGCATTAGTTAGAGCCGACAGAGTTAGCTCATCATCTATATCAACATGTTCATCAATGTCAATCAGTCTTGCTAAGTATTCTTCTGTGTTGTAACCATTGTCAGTGTCATAGCGTTTCCATAGTTCGTACTCAGTCTTAGGACTGTATGGATTATCAACGGTTGTTAATACTAGATCTTCCTCATTAGGTTGTACATCAGCCATTGCTATTCACCTCACTTCATACTGTCTCTAAGCGCAGATGTAGATACGCCCAATGTCTCAGCCACTTGAGCATAGGTATAACCTTTACTTAGTAATGTCTGTGCTCTTGCCGCTTTAGCTGTGCTTAACTTGGATTGACGTGGTGTAGCCAGCTTTCTAACCACATCCATATCAGCGTTGTTAAGTATCTGATCTAACTTAGTGGTTGATATGGCACGCGCCTGGATAGCTTCCCATTCCTTATCAGTAATAACAATATTACTCTTCTTAGCACCTACTGTTTCACGGGCTCTAGCCAATGACCTAGACTTAAGCTTCTTCTTATCATCTGGTGACATGTCAGCTTTAAGGTTAGAATAGTACAGGTTATTTGTAAGTAGCTGGGCTTGTCTTTCCTTAGGGGCATTTAATAGGGCGGCGTTCAATTTAACATTTAAAGACTGAACCTCGGGGGCATAAATTTTAGCAGCCTCCTTTGAGTATTCAGGGCGGGGGATTGAATTCGAAACTTTAGTAGCCTCGTTCTTAATCTTCGAAACCCCTTTAATGTAGCCAGCGTATAATGATTCTTGTGCTGTACCAGATACATAGTTGTCAACATCGAAGTTAGGATCGTCGATATCAACCTTACGTTTAGAACGTGAGATCAATGTAGACGCACCATTCGATATCTTACCTGTTTCAGGATTGATATGGGTCTGATACTTCTTACGTAATGCGGCAATACCATTATCGCGAGCCGACTGTTTATAATCTAACTTATGTTTCTCAGAATCGATAACAACCATTGAGTGTTTAACCGCACGAGCTAACTCAGATGGACTTGCACCTTTGATAGTCATGTCTGTGATTAGGTTGGATACTATTCCCATTTGAATCTGTTTAGTTCTTGGGGATATAGTAGCATAATCTCGTTTGTATAGAACGTGCATTCGGTCTGCCCAACCTTTTAACTCTTGAAGGCTACGACTTGTTTTAATCTTACCTTCGTTGTTAGGAATGACTAAAGCTGTGTCACCATCGAAGTCAGCTCCAGATAATTTCTCAGCTACTGATGGATGAATACCAACAGCATCAGGTGCGTTACCAAGAATCTTTTTAGCACTTGGATTTCTATTGTTAACTACCAATTCGGGTATCTCAAAGATACCTCCATGTGGATGTCGAACTAGTACTACTCTTTCACCATCTTTATAGTTAGGAGCGTAGATCTCATTAGCATTGATATTAGTGATTGGTAGTAGAACATGGTTCTTAGTTCTTGGTAAACCTTGAGCTTTCAAGTGTTTAGCCTTAGCTCCCAATCCATCAATGTAATCATCCAATAAATGCTTCTTAACTACAGGGTTGGTAAGTGAAACTATCTCATCGTACTCAGCCTTTAAAGACGCATGAGTCGCATCTAATCGTTCTTTAATTAAAGCAGTTGGTTGTTTAGATAGGAACTGGGATGACATCTTAGTAGACCAAGTGTCCCAATCTCCTTGTTCATTAACAATGTTTAAAGCTCCACGTTGACGAACTATGTTGGCACCGAATGGATTATCAGCGTCGTCTTTCATAGTCTTAAGAGCTTTATCTTTAGGAGTGTCTTTACCTTTATTCGTATTAAAGATGATATCAACGCCAGGTGGAAACTTCTCGTCAGAGTAAGCAGCCATACCTTTTAAATATAGATTATCACCAGCTCCAATACGAACCTGAGCATAACGACTATTGCCTAAATCCAAATCCTTAACACCAGGACGAAGTTCAATTAGTCCGTCTTTATCTGCTCCACCTTCTTCAGCATAGCGAACTTTGATACGGTCGAGATGAACCATTTGTGGTGGTTTGATATTGTGTATAGTTACTCCATGATCGTCAGACCAAGAATCTAAAGGTCTAATCTTATCGGAGTTACGCTTAACTTTCTCAATATCCGGTTCTTTGGTTAGAACTTTAACGGTTGTATATTTGGATGGATCGCTAAGACGTTTAACATAAATCTCATGGATATGATAATCACCGTCTTCTACTAACTTGTTAACAACAGCGTTGAATTTATCACGAGATACACCTAACTGTCTTTCCACTCCAACTCCAACATCTAAGAAACCGGTACTACCAACACCAGATTTAACAGCATTGGTAACACCATCTAATTGCATCTTTTGATTCTTCTCAGTAGGAGATTTATAATTACGAACCGTTGCTTCAGATACTCCTAACTTATTAGCTATAGCAACATTACTCATACCAGATTCTTTGAGAACACCAACCTGTTTTTGTAAGTATTCTCTTTGTTCTTTACGAGCCCAAGTAATGTTGTTTCTTAGTTGGGTAGTATTCATTCCTAGCTTAGAAGCGATTTCGGTTTCACTATGACCTTTAGATTTAAGATCCTCGTACTTGGTTAAGAATTTATTTTCCCCTTGTTGTGGTTCTTCTCCACTTCCCCAAGGATAACGTCCTGAACGTCTCTTTACACCATAGTGTAATAAACTATCTAATGATGGTTTGACATTCATCCCCCAACACTTCCTATCTATCCGTTAATTTTAATGTTTTCAAGAATAACATCGAAGTCAATGATCTTGTCCATGATGTCTTGGATATAGAGAGGTTCTGGTATGTTTACCTCGAACCCATTACCCTGATATAAACGTTCTTCGACACGAATGTCTTTAGGGTCTACTCCGTATTCCAAGCAGAACAATGCTGCATAAATATCAAGTTGTTTGAAAGATGGTTTAGTGATGCCAGTTTTTAGATCAAAGATTCGTAATAGGTTGTCTTTGAAACTAATAGCATCAGCAGTACCGAATGAATTATGACTGTAATATAGAACTTGCTCAGATGTCATCTTAAAACCAATGGCGTCATTAACGAACATGTTCAATGCTTTCTTAACATTAGCTAACTTAATTCGCTTATCGATTGCTACAGATGCAAAGGCGTGTAAGACCGTACCTTCTTCCTTAGCTTTCTGATTACGATAAACGGCTTCCAACTTCTCAGGTGTATAATTAAGCCAATGATAGTTACTTGGACTTAAAAACGAATGTGCATCTTTAAGGTCTGAATGACTGTTGAAGATCATTTAATACTTCCTCCTCGTTTTCAGGATATACGAATCTTGAGAATGACATAACGTTCATTGTGTCAACATAATAATCTTGGTTAGGTTGATGAGATGCGTTAGCCGATTTTTTAACTTCTAAAGTAGCCCATCTGTCTCCCCAAAATATAGTTAAGTCAGGAATGCCTTGTAAATAGTTAGGATCATTCTTAAGTACGATACATCCTGGAAACATACGTTTTAATCTTTTAATTAATCCAGATTGGAATTGGCTTTCTAATTTACTCATCTGAATCCTCTCCTCTTCGCCCAAGCACTTTCATTAAACTTCTCTTTAGTCTTGATAGCTTTGTGAATGTCTTTCTCTATCTGAGACTTAGAAGTCAAGAAGTAATACTCCAAGTCTTTATAAGGAGTGTTAAGTCTATCTATTCGACCTTCTGCTTGTTCGACGATCTTAAACGAATAATTCATAGAATAGAATAATATAGTATTTGTAGTTATACAGTTCCATCCTTCAGCTCCCGCTGTATACTGAACAATATATAACCATCTATCAGTGTTAGGAACATCATCATGAGCATGACCATTCCATTCCCAATAATCTCTACCTAATTCATTTGCTATCCCAATGAGAATATCACGTTCATAATTATAGTTGTAGAATACAATTAGACGATCATGAATATCCATTAAAAACTTAGCATTGAATATTCGGTCTTCATCAGAAGCACAAAGTTTTCGTAAACACTGTAAAAGCTCAGAACCATTTTCTATGGGTTTCTGCTCAAATACGTTCCATCTGTCTTGCATGATTCGAGAATATAATTTCTCATCGTACGTAGACATTATGTATTTTCTGTGACGTTTGGTTGTACGTTCGAAATGCATAGGAACTAGAATTTGATTTCTAAGTCTCATCAGTTTACCAACATTGTGATATTGTTTGATCTTTGGATACTTAACCCATTGGTCAAACTCAACATGCTGATCTACGAAATCAGTTTTGTTTCTGTAGAATTCATTTGCGATGAACACTGTCATATACTCCATCCAAGTATCACCTGGTGTCGCAGTTAACAGAATCCATTTGTTTCGTTTACAAATAGTAATAAAGCTTTTACCCCATGTTGAATATCCGACAACTCGCTGTTCATCAAATATAATAAAAGCATTTTCTAACCAAATATAGTTTTTAATATTATTCCAAGAATCAACAACTTCAATCGTAACTCCGATTTTAGCAGCATCTTCTTCCCAATCACCTGTATCTCTTTTCTTAGCAGTAGTAATAACATACAGCTTTCTATTTGAGAAATACGTTTTGTAAAAAACAAGAGAGGTGAGTGTCTTACCACTACCAACCCCTCCATTTAATATAGAACCTGATTTGAGTTTCCGTAAAGCTTCCTGTTGATGTGGGTATAAAGTATAATTAGAAACCATACTTTTCAGTGAACTGATCCGATACCATTGTGAAGTATCCTTTTTTAAGATACGCCTTAACACCTGAGTTTCTGTTCACAGACCACTCATAAGGACGCACAACTAAATCAACGTTCTCCAGTTCTGCCCAATCAAGCATCGCTACTTCTTCCTCATCAAGCTTTGTATGATTACCGTTCGAAAGCAAATGTACGTCTGGTGGAAACTTGTCAAAAGTAACTGATACTGAAATATAGGGATCACGACTTGGTGCATCAGGATCTACTTGATGATCGCTTTGCTTAGGAAACTTAATGTTCCAACCTTCAGCCGCCATTGCGTCAGCAGTTTCAGGATCTAAGAAAACAGCGAATGAACGCTCGCCTGCTTTGTTATACATTCCTTCTCGACCTTCAAAGTTTCTAAATCCAATTTTCACATTTGGTAAATTTACCGGTTTGATTTTTGCCATTATATTATCCCCCTCAAAATATTTATAGCTTGTCCTAAAAACAAAAAAAAAGAAGAGAAGGTGTTGGAATCGAACCAACGACATCATTTAATTTTAAATGCGCTCTACCTACTGAGCTAAACCTTTCTCCTCTATTATAGGCTATGTTTTTCTTGCGAATCTATTAAAACGGTAATTCGTCGTCTTTGATATCCGCTACAGTTTCCAATTCAGAATTTAATGGATCACCACCGTAAACACTAGCCAACTCGTCATACTCTTTCTTGTCTTCTTCATCAAAGACTTTTGGCTCATCAATCATAACTGAGATGTCACCAATCTTACTAATTGCTTCAGTGGCTTTCTCTAACAAGTCTTTATAGTAAGCCATGTCAATATCTTTATGACCTGACCAGTCTTTAGACAACTTCCACTTATAACCTTTCGTTCCAGAGATAGAACCTTTCTTGTCTTCAGTAACACGGAACATCTCTTCACCAGTTGAGCTAGCGTAAACTTCAGCTAATCGACCAATGAACTTTTCACCTAAATGTATCGATGCATTCTTAACTTCTTTAGTAACGAAGAAGTCTTCTTTAGTCAACGGCTCTTTAGTGAACAATGTTTTGAACACATAAGGATCTTGGAACTGAGCACCAGTAGCGTGCCATAATCCATCTTGATCTTGACAGATGTAAGTCGACTTATTAACTAAAGCCAATCTTGAATATGTGTCTTCGTGTTCGAACGTATATCCGTATTGTTTACCGAACTCAAATACAAAATCAATAATAGCTTGATCTGCGTCTGGAATCTTAATGGAGTCAGTTTTGATATGAGCAACAGTATACCCTCTTTCTTGTACAGCGTGTTTAAGATCTATCATGAATAACGCTCCACGTTTGGCAACGATGTTATCTACGTTATCAGGATGACGGAATTGATTTTCAAAACCAGCACTTGTTAATCCATAGACTGAGTTCAATGGCGTCTTAAGAGCGTTGGATAAATCCTTCGCTAATTTAACATCACTAAGATATGGAGCAAGTCGTCCACCGAATCGAGTCTTGGCAGTTTCATAATCACTATGCTTAATATCTAGTCGAGCGTCTAGAAGGTCAGCGTAATTTTTAGTATACTGTCCAAACATGTTCATTTCGATAGCACTGGTTGGATGCATTGATGCCACATCAAGAAGCGCAACGTTTTTATAAACTCCTGGTTCAGCATAAACGTATCCACCTTCACCTGGATCTTCACCACGATATTGAGACTTGCCAAATGAATATGTGTAACCAGGGAATGTCTTTGATAGATCAGTGTATTCTAAGTCAGACATTGTTTCTCTCTTAGACTTACCTTCAAAGATAATCGCTGCTGTTAATTGGTTGGATGTTGAGTTCATACTTAGACCAGATAACTCTGCTAGAATCCTACGAGCATTATAATCAGATTCAGTAGCATCGAATACAGCTTCAGTAGCGTCTACATCATTACCACAGTATTCAGCGGCACGTTCCCATTTATCTTCTGGTACAGGTTGATCCCATGGTAATTCGAACTCATCGTGTTTGATACCGAGTTTGACTTCCCATTTCTTAAGAGACATCTTATTAGCCGCATTACAGTAATCATAAATATCAGTGTATGATAATTCGTAAGCGCCAGCGTACATACCACTACCAGCGTTCTTATCGTTAATGATTCTTTGAGATTGACGGTACAGTGATAAGTTGTCTTCTCCTAAGAGAGCCGCATACAGAATATGATTATCATATCTACGGTTGTTGAATCCGACTAATGGTTTCTCAACTAACGATGCGATTTGTTCACGAGTAGGGTTGATCCATGTCGTCTTTTCTGGAACACCATATCTCTTAAATACAACGATGAACAGATTAGGGAATACCTCAACGTCATAGAAATATAAATCCTTTTTATCGTAGAACTGTTGACCGGCTTTCACTTGTATATCAGTAGCATCTTCTTTCTCGATCGTTGAGAACTTAATTTTACTTACAGCATTGATACAGTATTTAGCTTGGTTGGTTGAACTAGCCGCAAATGCTAGAATGTCTTGGCGCATGTCTTGTAGGTCATACTTGACTCCAGCTTTCTCAGCATCACTAAACACCTGAACAATAAAGTCAACACTAGGTCTAGTACTCATGTGATACTTTCTTTCTAAGTTACCTTTAACCGCAGTTCTTAATTTATGCTCGTTCCAATGGATTACCTCGATATCTTTATACACTTCTAATTTATCCCCCTTCTCAGGTAAGCCGGTTGAAATATGTTTGATGTCTCTATCGTTACATAGAGACAACTTCCTCCTCAAACTAGCTTTACCTTTATACACTTTAATTTCAATATCTTTATCATACTCACTTGCTAAGCGCTCAACGTCGCCGTCATAAATATAGTGAAGATGAACACCCTTACCAGACTTAGACAATTCAGTATATGTCTCTGGAAACTTCTT